TACGTCCGGGAACAGCGGATAACGACATAAACGCCAACAGAAGTATGGGAATGCTTCCAGAGGGTGCTGTTGTTAATCACTTTTTAACGGACACAGATGCGTTTTTTATCAAAACAGACGCTCCAAACGGTTTTAAAATGTTTAACAGAGCTGCTATTAAGACAGCAATGGAAGGCGATTTTGATACTGGAAACATGAGATTTAAAGCTCGTGAAAGATATTCTTTCGGTGTTTCTGATTGGCGTTGCGTTTTCGGTACACCCGGCGCATAATTTTAATATTCACCTTTCTCCGTGAACTAAGGGGCGGATTTATTCGCCCCTTTCTTTTTTTAAAAAAATAATGTATAATGCTTTATCTTTGACAATCACAATGGTGTGATTGACACTTGCCAAGACAAAGATTGGAGATAAAATGGCTAATACAACTTTTAACGGTCCCGTCCGTTCAGAAAACGGTTTTAAAACTATAATTAAAAATTCAACTACAGGGGCATTAACAAATGAAATGACCCTATCAACTTACACTGCAACGATTACAATTGCATCTTCTGGAACTGAACACAAAGAATCTTCTATTGGAATACCGTCTAACTTCATACCGATGGGTGTTGCTATTACAGTTACAAGTGCTGCTGCTAATAATGTGAATCTTGTGGACATTGGAACAGATGCTGACACAGATGGATTTGTTGACGGTATCAGCATAGCTATCAACGCGACCGGTTTTAAAGGATTTTTTCCTTGTAATGGTGTGTTAGGTATGTCTGGTGGAGCTACAACAGCGGCAACAGAAACAGCAGATGAGGTTGAAGTAGTTATATCAGGCACAGCAGGTGCAGGGGGTGAATTATCCCTTAAATTCTTTGGTATAGCATCTGATTCACCAACAGCTTAATAGGAGTTTTATATGGCTAATTCAGACGTTAAAAGTAAGCGTTTGACGGGAACTGGCGCGGCCTCTGTTGGTCGTTCCAGATTGCGCCAAGTACAAATACTTACCTCTTCTGCGGGAGCAGGTCGTTTGACTCTTACTGATGGTAATGGTGGGGCTACTATATTGGATATTGATTTTTTAGCATCTGATTCTCATTCTGTTAATATTCCAGATGAGGGTCTTTTGTTTACGTCAGATATTCATGTGGCTACGGCTACAAATGTAACGGCACTTACCCTATTCCATAGTTAGGAAGTAAGATGGCTTCAAGAGTTAAAACGAAGTCCTCTGAAAGTAAATCGCGCAAGGATAATATGCCGAAGCGCAATAAAAAGAATTTCCGTCCCACAAAAAAAGGGGCGGGAATGACAGAAGCAGGAGTAAGAGCATATAGAAGAAAAAATCCCGGTTCTAAATTAAAAACGGCTGTTACAAAGAAAAAAGGTTTGACCAAATCAGAAAAAGCAAGACGTAAATCATTTTGTGCAAGATCAGCGGGTCAAATGAAAAAATTTCCAAAAGCAGCCAAAGATCCAAATAGCCGTTTAAGACAGGCTAGAAAAAGATGGAGGTGTTAATGCCAAACAAGTTACCAAGAGGATTAAGCTATCATAAAAAAGGTGGAGAAGCGAAATCAAAAGGCAGTAAAATATGCCCTGCGGGAAAAGCTTGGGCACAAAGGACTTTTGATACATATCCGTCTGCTTACGCTAACATGGCAGCTTCAAAATATTGTAAAGACCCTAATTATGCAAAAAAGGCAAAAGGAAAAAGTGGAAAGAAAAAAGCGTAATAAAAAAGATCCTATAAAAGGAACTGGAAAAAAACCTAAAGGCACAGGAAGGAGACTTTATACAGATGAAAATCCTAAAGACACTGTTTCGATTAAGTATGCTACCGTGGAAGATGCTAGGAAAACTGCTAATAAAGTTAAAAAAATTAATAAACCATTTGCAAGAAAAATTCAAATCCTTACTGTTATGGAGCAACGAGCCAAAGTATCTGGGAAAATCAAACAAGCGCAAATTGCAAAAACAGCAAAAGAATTCTTAAGAAGACAGGAGAAAAAAGTTGGGTGAACTAAAAGATTGGGTCAAACAAAATTGGGTAAGGATAGGTACAGATGGTAAAATCAAAGGTAAATGCGGTACTTCAAAAGATAAGAAAAATCCTGATAGGTGTCTTCCTATGGCGAAAGCAAGAAGTCTCTCCCAAAAAGAGAGGGCGGCCACCGCAAGAAAAAAGAAAAAAGAAGGCTCCAAAGGCAAAACGGTCGTTAAAAATACCAAAGCTGCCGAAGTAAAATTTGCTAGTTTAGGTGGTGAAATGGTGGCAAAAAGGCCCTATAATGGTAAGAAAAAGAAAGATGGCGTGGTAGCTAGAGGTTGTGGGGCGGTAATGAGCAATCGACGCAAATTTACGAAGGGTTCTGTAAGTGCAACATAATGTATATTTAGATGAAATAAGAGCTTGGTCTAAACACGCTTTAGAAAAACCGTTAAAGTATTTTAACAATTTACCCCCATGTCCTTATGCAGAAAAAGCTTGGGAGGATAAACGAGTTGATTGTGTTATAAAAGACACGGATAACAAGCAAGTTTTGTATACCACGGTATCTCAATTTCCAAATAATTTAGATATTGTATTGATTATAGACAAAAAATACGAAAAATCAGCAAAAGACTTCCATGATTATTTAGATGCTATGAATGTAGCCATATCCAGAGGTATGTTTATTGATAAAGATATTTGGGTTATGGGGTTTCATCCAGATGATGAAGCTAGTGAATATGTAGATGATGCTAATTTTTGTCATTTAACAGAAGAAAGTTATGCCATTATTTTTGTTCAAAGACTAACAAAATTGCATGAATCAGCAGACAAACTTAAAAAAAGAGGTTATTATAAGATTTATAGCAAAGAATATAATGCCGATGCTATATTTAAACTGAGAGAAACTTTATATAGGAGACTTAAAGATGGTAATGAAACCTAAGAAAAAAAAGCCTGTAAAAAAAATGGGCGGTGGTATGATTAAAAAGATGCGTGGCGGTGGCATGGTTAAGAAAATGCGTGGCGGAGGAATGGTTAAGAAGAAGTAATGGCAGTCTCCAATAGCATAGATTTTGAACTTAATGTAGCTGAATACATTGAGGAAGCTTTTGAGCGTTGCGGTTTAGAGGTACGTACTGGTTATGATCTTAAAACCGCAAAACGCTCTTTAAATTTAATGTTGGCTGAATGGGCTAATCGTGGTTTAAATCAGTGGACTATTAAACAAAGAACACTATCCTTAGTTAAATCAGATGGTGAATATGATTTAGGAACAGATATTATAGATGTTTTATCTGTTGTTGTAAGAAGGGATAGTACTGATTTTTCCATAGAGCGTATTAGTAGAGATACTTATTTAGCCATACCAAATAAAACAACAGAGGGTAGAGCAAGTCAATTTTTCTTAGATAGGCAAATTACACCAAATTTAAAAATATGGCCTATTCCTGAAAACAATACAGATGTAATCTATTATGATGCACTTACACGAATTGATGATGCCGATACTCAAATAAACACTATGGATGTTCCGTTTAGGTTCTATCCTTGTTTAGCTGCAGGTTTAGCATATTATATTTCTATGAAGAGAGCACCTGACAGGATACAATTGTTGAAAGCAGCCTATGAAGAAGAATTTCAAAGAGCAATGACAGAGGATAGAGATAGAGCTTCTTTTAATGTTGTTCCACAATTTGAGTATTTTAGGACTTCCTGATGAGTAAATACGCTAGTGGAAAGAGAGCATTTGGTATATCAGATAGATCTGGTTTTCGCTATCGTTATAAAGATTTAAGAAGGGAATGGAATGGGGCTATTGTTGGACCAGATGAGTTTGAAACAAAACATCCGCAACTATTTCCCAGAAGAAAAGTTTTTGATGCACAAGCTTTACGTAATGCCAGACCAGAGGTTAATTTAGAAGCTGAAAGAAATGTAACTTATGGTTTTAACCCTGTGGGTAGTCCCTCACAACCTTACTTTCCTGTAAGTAAAACAGAAGCTTTGGGTCAAGTTGGATCTGTAACTGTTAATCCTACCGAAAATACAGATGCCATAAATGTTTCTGGTGTAGGTGCTACGTCCTCTGTTGGATCAATATCGGTCAATGAAGATGATGTATCTTCCTCTGTTACAGGAGTTTCTTCATCTTCTGCGGTGGGATCTGTAACAGTAAGTTCAAATGTTACGAGATACACGGTAACAGTAGCAAGTTATCTTGGTGCAAACAAATACT